TCTTTGTTTGTTAACTGTATGTCATCTGTAGGTCAAGAGATGTGTGAATGCTCCACCCACCAGATTGCCCAACCTGGTTCCCTTTGCACTCACTAGCCGATTATGTTTACGGCTCGCCTCGACGCTCTGCCCGTTTCATTTCGTCTTGCATGATTCGAGGCGCGCCGATCTACCCACGTTGCCGTGTGTCACCAACTGCCGTGCGAATGGCTTAGGTCGTGCTACTAGCCGATTGTTTACATTCTTGGGTTGCTCAAGGTGTAGAGAATGTACTCCATGTCGCTCGGCTTCCATACCGCTGCATGACATCCAGCCAACTCACACGCCTTTAACCAAACCTTCTGACCAGGCGTCAACTTGCCCTTTTCTGCCTTCAACTCAATGGCCAATGGCCGACCGCCTTGAAATGGGTGCACCATGAACAGATCAGGGAAACCCACATCGCCTTGCACATTCGTCATCCAGCGCCCTCGAGTGTTCTGTGCCGGCAGATCATGATGCACTAACCAGCCGTAACGCTTGGCAACGCTAATTACCATGTCCTTGAAGTCGGTTTCGCTGATCTTTGGGTCTAACTTCATCAGAGCGATGCCATGTACGTCTTGTCTGCAAGATGCTTAATTGCCCAACGCACGTATTGCCTTGCTTCGTGTTGTTCTGGGTCAACCATTGAGTTGTAAACGGTCTGTAAGCGCTCAATGTTTGTGATCAGTTCTTCTAATGTCATTTCAGTACCTCAATGATTCTGCTTGCTTCATGTGATTTCAACAGCTCTAACACCGCTTCATCGCTGTTCAGTTCGCGCTGTATTAATTCCAATAAGCCAAGATCATCAAGAGCTGCATCTTTAGCCAGTTTTTTGATGTAGCCAATCTGTTTAGGTGTAGCAAATGCGCCAGAGGGTGTGTGCACTTGCGGTTGCGGTGATGTAGTTAGGCGCTCGACTTTTTGCATCTCATTGCGTGACGGCCTAGGGCCACTAGCAGGCGCCTGAAGCGGGCAGTTGGCGATAGCGCGACCAATGGCGCTTGTCTCACAGTTTTCTACAAATGACGTTGCGTTAACACCGCGGTCGCTTTTGACTTCTTCCGCGTAGCCCGTAGCAACTGGCACCTTGTCAAACTTGTCGGCGTACAGTTCGCAATAGAACACGCACGCGTCGCCTGTGTAGTTCATCATTGACGTGTAAACGCGACCGTTCGGGTATGCAGCCCAAAACCTGACTAGCCGTTGCTCGACTGTCTCGTAGTTGCTTAGGTCAAAGCCCATTAGATGCTTGCCCAGACGCTTAGACGTTGTGCATGGTCATGCGCGCCACCGCGGTTCGCATAAGCAAGTTCGCCTGTATTGCGGATGATGCCACGTCGAGCGGCGGCGTTAAGCCGACCAGCAATGCCCTTGGTAACTGGGAACTGGTCGCCCAGGTGTTTCCAAATGTCGTCGGATGTGAAGAAGCCTTTAGTGCGCGCAACGTGCACAATGGCAGCGTCAACTTTGCGTTGTTCTTCGGGTGTCCATTTGGTGTCTGCGCTTGCTTGCGATAATGCCATGCCAACAGCAAACGGTTTTCTTGCCGGCACACGGCCGTCACAGACGAAATGTGTTTTGCCTTGAATGTCGGGGTAGGCGATTGAGCCTTTGCAGATCGTGCAGGTTTTCATTGTCGGAATCTCCTTGTCGGTTAGGAATGTGCTTGTAGTGCTTTGATTGCTAAGTCGAGTGTAGTCACATCGTGCAATGGCATCGGTTCTTCTAATGACAACGAATTCTTCATGCCTTTAAGACGCTGAATAATGCTTGCGTGCGGGTTAGTGCTTATGTCCGCAATTTCGTTAATCAAATTGAAGATTGCCATGTCGTGTTTTGTTGTCATCATTTGCTCCATTACCATTCGTCGGGTTTCTTCTGATAGTTCGCCTTGATTCCATGCCACGCCTTCACTCATTTAGTTGCACTCCATGGCCCCCAGCCGTAACCGTGACGATCTACGCCGTAATTGTAAATTGCTAACGCTGCACGCAAATTAACATCAGCCTGTAACAAGTTTTCTGCATCGGTGATAATGCCGGCATTTTTCAGCCACGGTGTCCAGAATCCGTTAATTTGCATAAGGCCACGCGACCCGCCGTTTGGGTCTTTGCTGTTGTATGCGTTTGGTGTGCAATTTGATTCACGCCACATCACAGATTCGAGCACGGTGCGCTGATCGGCAGGCCAGCCAAGGTTTACCGCAAGCGCGCTGAACTGCTCACAAGCCGAGCTGTAAGGGTCAATGTAAATCGTGGACGACGTGCTAGACGTGCTGGTGCTTGGCTCGATCAAATAGGGCGCTAAGGCGATGGTGTCAGGAGTGGCGCCAGACGCGTCAGGAGCCCCCACGGCGACCGTAAAGCCAAAGACCGTACAAAGCACTAGCCCAATAATTTTTTCTGCAAAATAGTTCATCGTTTCTCCAAAGGTATGGGCTGACCCCAACTCGAGGTGAGCGTTCTGAATGCGATTTGTCCCAGTAGGAACTTGCCCGACTCTGGGCTGGTAAAGATCTGTACCAAGATTTCTTGGCCGTTGTCCATCACTCCTGTATAGACGCTGTAATCAAAGATCTGTGGGTCAGTCATTGCCTGTCCTTTTGTCGGTACTCCGACCCTAGAACATAGGTCAAGCCTTAAGTGGGATTTCCCCAAACACCTTTAAGAATGCGGCTTTAACAAAGATTACCGAGTCCGCAGCTTGTGGTGATATTTCAATGTGGAACCAGTCGCCACCAGGTGCACCGCTGACTGTTGGCTTGGTGTATTTGCTCCATGCTTGACGATCGCACCTGTATGCGCGCCCGTGCGGGGTTGTGAAATAATCAATTACCATTTGTATGCCCAACTCGTTGGCGTTTGCGCACAATTTTTCTACAAACGGCAAAGCCGATTTGCGTGACGCTTGCGGATGACGTGCACTCCCTCGATACGACATGTCAACCGCGCGACCAGTTGCATGCACAGACAAACTGCCTGGCTTGCCTTTCATGTCGCGCTGACCGTAAGACCCGTTGTTCCAAAGCGCGCCACCAGAGTGATGTATCAACTGTTTTATAAACTCGTTCATGCCGGCACGTGGGCCTGCTGCTGGGCCGTCAGCGTTACCAATGTAGTCACGTGCACCTGGCACGCCAGCCTTAGCCTTTGCTACTGCCACGACCAAACTTCATGTCTTTAGGGTTAAAGTAGCGCAACGCTGTTGGGCACACCGCGCCGATCGCAGCTGCTAACAATGCGGACGGGTCGGTGTTGCCTGTTACTGCTAGCGCAACGACGGCAGCGAGCATTGAGCGCCCGTAAGAGGCAAGCATGGCTTTGTCTTTATCCTTCAACATCTTTGGCTCCTTCTTTTGCTTTAGATTTTAGCCCGTTGCCGGCAACAAGACCCGACAATGTGCCTGTGAGGAATACCAGCAATGTGCTTAACAGGTCAATGATCTGCGCGTCTGTCGGGGCTTGCTCCAAAGGCTGATCTACAAACAGGATGCCGTAGATAAATGCCATGACGGTGACGGAAAAACAGATAGCCATGAGGCGACCTACAAAAACGATTAGGCCTGCGTGCATTTGTTCAGGTGTTTTATTCACACGCTGCTTTAGTAAAGCATTGGTACTCGATATTTGTTTTAGAAACTGTGCAACCACTACAACCCCAAATTACGACGCCAATTAAAAGTACGTACCCGATCATATAACGCCATTTCATTAGTTAATCGGTGGCGGGTCATAAGGCGGCGCGGTGAAATCTTGTGTTTGCGCGTCGTAAATGTAACCCTCACCAGCATAAGTTTTGTTTGGGTTGTTGTAAAATGTTTCTACCCAAATACCCGTATAACGCTCGGGGTTTTCGTCTATAAATTCTTGCGTTACAACGTGCACTTGTAAACAAACATTGTTTGTGTCTATTTGTGCAAAATAGGTTAAATCGTTCATGACTTAAACCTTACGTAAACGACGCCTGCCGCGCCTGCACCGCCGACATTTGGATTGCCATAGGTACCGCCGCCGCCTGCACCGTAATTGACACCGTTGTTTCCTGTGCCTGTTGCTTTTCCTGCAACACCACCATTTCCTGCCGCACCACCAGTAACTGAACCACCACCGCCGCCGCCTGCACCTGCGTAATAAGTTGCGCCAGTAATAAATGTGCTGATGTCTAAACCGTTACCGCCCGTGCCGCCAGTAGTTCCCGAACCAGTACCGCCAACACCACCAGCACCACCACCGCCGCCTGCTGCTGCAGCTGGCCCTGTACCGCCATTATTTCCGCCTGTAGTTACAACGGCTTTACCACTTGTTTGATTTTCAGTTGCACCACCACCGCACCCGCCATCTGAGGGATTACCCACATAACGGGAAGCACCACCGCCGCCGCCTGCTGCGTTAATTATTGAACCAATGGCCGAACCTGCGCCGTTTACTCCGTATCCCCCAATAGTTGCCGCTGCCGCGCCACCTGCACCAACATCAACCGCATAAGTAGCGGCAGGTAAATAAACCGTAGTCGTACTTGTAATACCTAATACTTGGCCGCCGCCGCCGCCGCCCGTTGCGGTAGTGGTATCTGTTCGCCCTGAACCTGCACCGCCTGCAACTAAACAGACATCAAACAAACCCGCCTTCGAAACAACAAGGTTTGCATCACTTGTAAAGGCAAGCAATGTGTACGCTACGCCGCCAACTGTAATGCTTGAACTTGTGCCACCTGTTGCGGTGCCATAAGTTGCACCGCCACCGCTAAAAAAAGTTGCAGCACTAGCACTTGTAAAAAGAAGCGTGCCACCCCCATATTGTGCCAATGCTAAAGAACCCGATGTAGTGACTGTTGCTGTGCCCGCGGTAATTGTGCATGTGCCGGCACCTAAGTTGTAGATGTTAACTGACTGGCCAGCAGTAAATACCGAGGCGTTAACGGTAATTGTTGTTGCGCCTGCTGCGGTCATCTGGACTCGAGCGCCTGCGTCCGCAGCGACCAGCGTGTGGTTGGCTGTTTTTGCGTTTATTGGTAGTTCGGTGATTGCGTTAAGTTCGGATGCCTCAAGCACCGACCCTGAAACAAATGGAAATGGTGTAGCCATAGTGCCCCTATCCTAAGACATTTTCTGCGTCAAGTACGCCATAGATCAGATCATCCAAAATAAACTCGTAAACGATCGTGGTTGGCGCGGTGCTGTAAAGGACGCTGTGACCTGTGCTGAAATCCAGCCGATGCTCGATGCCCTCAACGGACAGCTCTTGAGCTAACTGGGTTGTGCCAGTACCGCTAGGAAACGTCTTTTCTACGCTGATGGTGTCGCCAATATCTATCGTTGCCAGGGTGTCTTTTTGGGCTGTGGTCAGCATCAAATATTTGGTTGCCACGGATGTGTAGCGCGGTTCGGGCTCTGGGTTAAGCAGATAGTCGGCAGCGTCATCGATGCTTGTTTGCTCATGTAGCAGGCTGTTTGTGATGCTTGTTGTCTGAATAAAATACGTTGCAATAGACCCTGTATCGGTGGCGGTAGCGGTCTTACCATCTAGCCCTGTTACAACAACGCGGTTAATCACCGAGTCAGCCTCAAACGAAATACCTACCCCGTCATATTTAAAGTTGGTGCCGTCATCATGGAACGCGGCGACAGGCGCGCTTAACGTATTGCCAATGCGCGGCTGAAAGGTCAAGACCCCTGCACGTGACATAAACAATCTGCCAAACTCGGCGGTTTCATTGATCTGCGTTAGGTATTGCAACACGTTTGTTCCTGCCGGCACGGTGTAATCGCTGTCGTGGCCTAGGTTGACGGTGCCTGTGTCAATGCTTCGAGCGCCTGCTGGGAAGTCAACTTCTGGCAGGTCTAGGACTGTTTCTATGCGTTCGCCTGATGTTTCTGGGGTGACGTTTAGTTCGTCTAGGAATGTTTGTGCGAGTAGGTAGAACTGGTCAGCGCAATACACGGTGACGGTGTCTAGACCGCCAAGCGCAAAGTTGTAATCGTAATTCACGACAAAACCAGAAAAGATTGACTCGGGAACATTGGTTGAGCTGTATCGGATTAGTCGAACTTCGCGCAATGGGGCAAGCCCAGGCTTTGCTTGTGGAGTGTCGTAGTACGGGCTGTTTTGGTCAAACGGGTTAAAGATGCCGTCCACGTCTTGGATGGTAAATGTCATTGTGCCAGCGCTGAACTGATCGCCCACGTCACGGCGACCGCGCCGCACATTGATGCTGACAGTCGAGTCCATAACATTGGCAAACTCGGTTGTACCGTCCAGCACATACTCGGTGTTATTGAGTACGCCCCTAACAGCATCGTCTAGGACGAACGCGTCAACCTGAAACCCTGTGGCAATTTTTAAGTCATAGTTGCCAGAATCAACAACGGCTACGCCTGGCATCAGGCCACCTGTAACTGCAACGGCCCAGCGGAACGCGAGTAAGCGCGCAAGGCGTTAACAACGCTTTCACCGATCTCGGCACTTGTGGCAAGACCGCCTGTGACGTTGATAGTGATACCGCCACCTGATTGCATGCGATCTAATGGCACGACTGCCTCTGGGCCTGCCTCGCCGATCAAGGCAAGCGTAGGACTTGACACGATGCCACCTTCGGCCAAGCGCGGAAGATTCATACGCCCAGCAACTTGTGTAGGTGTTCCGCCAATTTGTGGCACAGGCAAGTTTGGCACTTTAGGCAAATCAGGCAACAACGGGATTGAGTTGTACGCGCTCACGATTGCGTTAACCGCGCCAATTGCAGCGTTGACCATGCCAGCAAAAAATCCGATCACCGTGTTCACAATTGCTTTAATGCCGTCACGAAACCATTCAAACTTGTTGTACGCGGTCACAAGCGCCACGACCAGCAATGCGATGCCGGCAGCGATAAGGGCGAAAGGGTTGAGCGCCATGGCGATGTTAGTTACAACGATTGCAGCGGCTACTGCTCCAATAGCGCCAGCGATTGCAAGGAACGCTTGTGGGTTGTCTTGTGCCCACATTGCAAACTTGTTCAAGATCGGTAGCACGGCCTCAACTACTGGCAACAGCGCTGCACCGATTGACTCTTTGGTTTCGCCGATGGAGTTAGACAAGATTTTCATTTTGCCTGCTGCGGTTTCAGCGCTTGCAGCGGTAGCACCGCCGAACGTTCCGCCAAGCACGTCCATAATTTCGTTGAGGCTGGCGCCTTCTTTGATCATTGTTGCCATCTCTGGGCTCAATGATCGCAAGGCCTTAAAGTTTCCTTGGTAAGCCTTGGCAAGCGCATCTGCAACGGTGGCGCTACTTGTGCCTGTGGCGGTGCTGATGTCCATGACAAGGTTCATGTCGCGCATGGCCATGTCCACATCTTTTGTACCGCGCACAAGTGCTTCCAATGCCAAGCGATACTCGGTGTCCGCAACACCAGACGCTCGAGACATCGCGCTGATCTGTTCCTCAACCTGTGCAGTCTGGGCTTTACTTGCACCCGTCACATTGTTAAGCGTTAACGCAAGCGCCGCCTGTTCCTGCTGATCTTCCATCGCAGCCTTGGTCGCGTCACCAAGAGCCAACGCCAAACCGCCAAGCGCCGCAGCTGCCGGCACCGCTGCCTTCTTGATCGCAAACTGGGCTTTTTCGGATGTCGTTTCTAGTTGCTTAAACTGGGCAATAGCCTTCTTAATCCCTTTGCCGTCAAACTCTGAAATGATCGGGATATTGATTGCCATTACGTGGTCTCTCTGTTCGCTTCATCCATGACGCGCTTGACCAGTTGCTCCATCTCGGACATGACATCAGTTTGGCGTTGCTCGTACGCTTTCCACATTACTCGCGAACGACTGCCATAGCGTGCAGTTAGCGCGCGCCCTAATGACCCAGACATGGACGTGTCAAACATGGTGCCAGTCGCGCCTTTCCATTGAATGGCAAACGTGCCCACATTGGTTTTGTTTCCGCTGTATTCCTTGATCGCTCGAGTATTGATCTTTGCAGCGATCTTCTGCTTCATGCCAGGTATCCACGGCAAGATCTGGAACCCTGATCGGGTTTGCCAGTTGCGCGCCATACCAGACAGCGGAACGCCAGTAGGCACAAGTTTGTTCGCATCGTCAATAACAGGCTGGACGATCTTCTTGTAGTCCTTGGTGATTTCTCGGCGTAAAGATTTGTCAATCTTGTTAAGGGTCTTCAAGGCATCTTTAAGCCCTACGACCTCAATCTTTGCCGATACTTCCGCCACGTTATTTCCTTTTTTTGTTTGCCTCGTTAAGCACTTTAATGACCGTTGCTACATCTCGAGCGTCAAACACAATGTCGCTAGGCCACCAACCGACCGCGACCAAAATCTCTGCTAGTTGGCGGCGGTAGGTGCCGCGTCCGTAGGGTTTGGGTCAGTCTCATCCAATACCGGAATGATCTCCAGCTCTGGGTTTTTGCTAATCCATTCGCGCCAA